GTGGGTATCTTTCTCGACATGCTAGACCGTCGAGATTAAGAGTTGCATAGCAACTACGTAGACGTGTTTCGTACCGCGTCCCAATAGTTCTTCCTTAGAAGAACAAATTTTGAACGGACGATACTACTACCACCCTTCCTTTGCTGGTAAGGATGGTAACGTCGCGTGTACTCACATTTATCTGGAACTTCGTCCCAGACACGTGTAAATATACTACGTGCTAAAGTGTAGATTGATATCTTTGTATACCCTTGTGATCCACGGATTACATCTGGGTCAACGGGAGTACCCTCATCACCAACAAGTGGTGTATATTGGGCCTCTCCGCGGACATAGATTGAATAACATGGAAACACGTAATCACACCGAAGTTTCGTTCTAAAGAACTTCGGTTTGAGCGTATAAGTGTCAAAGACTCCTCCTTCGAACCCCGCCCGATTACGCTTCCTTGACTTCCGCGGTTGCCACTCACCTATGAGGTGACCGTCACCGTAGCCGTCAGGACCGTATAGTCGATCGGGTTCATGCGTCTCTTGTTCTACGAACATAGCGAGTTTTAATTCGCCATGCCTGAAAAACCAGTTATGCATGCTAAAGAGGACTCGATCTGTTACCTGAGTTTTTAGGTAATAGGGACGAATATCAATACCATTCAGATAATCGGACCCACAGGATTCCCTAAACGGGCCCTTAGAAAATGATTTTTTCGCATTTAGCTTAAAACCACAATCTTGGAGGACTTCGCTTAATAAATCGAACCCTTGTGATGGCATAATAATGTCATCACCGTAGACCCTCAGGTCCGTTGAATCGATCTCGAGGTGCTTACACACGCCATAGGCAAGACTATAAAAAAGCACTGTTTCGAGCTCAAACGTATAGGCATTGCCCATACTTGAGAACTTCTCAATCAGAAAGCTTCTTTTAACATCGCCAGTCGTGTATTCTACAACAGGGGTCCGTGCATAATCTAACAGCACAGCCCAGTCATAGGGCAACAAGCACCAAACCAAGTTTCGGGATATACAGTCAGAAGCCATGGACAAGTCAATAGTAGCTAAGCTACCATCGACACTGCCCTTACAAGCTAAGACTTGATTCCGAGATTGGTCAGATAGGTCCAAACCAACCGTTTTCAATCGTTCTTTCATGTGCAAACCAATGCCCTTTTGGAGCAATCCATTTAAGGATGGTTCGACCACGACCGAACGATGACCTCGGCTGTTTTTTGGCACGAATGCTAAATTCCCAGGCACTACGTCTACATCAACTGTAAACGACTCTTGATCGAGCCGTTCAGAGGTTGCATGTGCGTAGCATAATACCGGGAGCTCTTCTAAGAGCTCACGGAGAATGGGAAGTAGATTCATACTGCACTCTAGTCTGCTAGACATCTTAACTCTTGAGTTAGATATCAGCGATTCAGTGCTAGTGTTCGCGCCGGGCCCAAAAGATAAGTCTAAAGAGTCGATAGTTGGCGCACTTCCAAGGATCTTAGCGATTTTTTGTGAGGCGTAGTACATTACTGCGCTCACATCCCTATTCAGGGACGAAAGATCTTCAAGGCGTGCGTTAGTAGATCGACACATATCTTCTGATAGCAAAAACTTATTATAAGCAACCAACTCTTTGTCAATGCCCAGATCAATGAAATCTTGTTTTTCAACAAGTCCTTGAATCTGTCGGGCATAAATGAAATCATCAGTTGTATAGTCGGCTTCATAGTCAAAATTATAATCTATGATTTCCAACCAGCGTTCCCCACAAACCAACTCATAAAAATGAGAGGTTAAGGGCCCGCCATAAGTTTTACACTCATCGGCTAGCCGCATCACGAGTTTAATAGACTCCTCGATGGTACGCTTCTCTAAATACGACATACTTATTCTCCTATAGGAGGTGATATTAACCCTGCAATTACGCAGGATGTCAAAGAATAACTAATTCTCTAATTGCTTAGATAGAAAATCAGCTAGGCAAGGTCAGAACAACAAATGCATCAGCAATAGGACGACCTGAATTTTTCCAGGTATCGCCCGCTGACGCATTATTCATTGTTCCCGTCCCAGAGACATTACTTGCTCCCTGGAGGAATCCGACCGTTAATTTCAACTGGTTTGCACGGTCCGCAACGGTACTACGTTTGTCACAAAACATCGTAAAAATTGATGTTACGACATACGCGACCTTTGGGGGTGCGACATATCCAGCTGTATTGCCTGACGTACCTATCGACTCCATAACTGGTGTCTCTAGCTTCGCGGTAACCTTAAAAGAACCGTTTTTCAAACGTACTTGAGAGACATTAAATCTTAGTTGTCCCTCAATAGGTACGTCGACTTCAGATGCTCTCCAAAAAGGATTTGGAGTATCTGAAACCGGGTTCAAGGTAAACTCTTTAGGAGTTGTCGCGTCGTCTTTAACTATGATATTAAGCATAGCTGCCATAATAGGCTCCTTCGCTCGTCTGAGCGTTAAATTGATTAAAAGGATCTAGTGAATACCACTAGTAGCAATTGCAAAGGGTGCAATCCCCATGGTTAATGAAAGAATGGATTTCCTGTATTCAGCGAGATCCAAACAAGCGGGAAGTTACAAGCGCGATAGCATTCGCTATATGTAGCGGGCTAGACGCGGCTGCAAGTGATTTGAACTTAGGTAGGGGGACTTGTAAGCCTCCTGTACCTGTCGTTCGATCAACGTAAAGCCATTCACCTTCGTTTGTTGAGCCATCATAAAATAGATGATTCTCCAACACGCGTGAATTGGCACAGACGTAATGTCTGGCTACGGTCTTGCACCAACGGCCTTTGAGCAGAGGAACAGCATTAGCTGCCGCTATGTACGTACCGATTGGTATAAACCAATCAATAACGAACGAGTACGGAACTAACTCCCATGCTACGGTATACGGGTCTTCCAGACCCAACGATCGCGGTTTATCTTTAGTCATGTCCTCCTTCATTTCCAATAATATTTTTTGGGTTAACTTTCCTCTAGTGAGGCAAGAATAATTTGTAGGAGAAACAGATCCATCGAAATTAACGAATCGCTTTGTGGAAGTCTTATAATAATATGTCCGGGGTCCTTTGGTAAGGGCCTCGTAAGCTTTACTAGCTTGATACACGTCATTTAAAAGAGGCTTCCAGCCGTATTGCAACTCGAGCCAACGTGAAGATATATCTTCGGGACTTAAAGAAGGTTTTTTATTGGTAAAGAACTTACCACTTCTTGATCGCCCCAAGGTTGACTTTACCAACCCTAGTCTCTGTGCCGCACGGGCAATATTGCCGTGCTTCACATCGATTAGGGCGCCGCCCACTGTAAGGATACTATCCTTAACAAGCTTTACCGTTTTGGCGCCTTCGGCTACTGCAACACCGAGTTGTAACTCGTGTTGGTTTACCTTGTTCACCAATTTGGCAAGAAGCTTGATTGTATCGTTGTCATTCAACGTATTTTCCTCTACTCCTAAATTAGCACCTCCGTCCGTGAAATACGAGTTTCCTCGCTCTTCGCGTTCAAGATGCTGATAGGCTTTTTGTAGAGAATAATCGTTGTACTTTAGGCTTGGAAGCCCATCGATGTCAACATACTTACCATCGGTTCCGGTCCACTGCCTGTACTGCTCTTCACGAACGTATACGTTCGGAGAGTCAGGAGGCTGTAGTCCCTGGATACCAGTGATACCAGTGGTCATGATTTTTCCAGTATGACTGGAAGTTTCTGAGCGCGTATAAGCGACTCAGTGGTGGGCTCTCTGCAAAGAGAGTTGGGCACACCATAAAAAATGCCCCCATAGGTTCGTAATATATCATCTTTCCCAAGCGCAGCTAAGACGACCACAGTAAAACTCACGACTAAAATGTGAATAATTCTGTAGTTATACATAGCACGCCTTATGGAATTTATGACACCAGGACGCCTAGATTTAGATCTAACCATAGAAATAAGTCTCGACTTCTGTAACACTTTTCTGCAATAACAGCAGCAAAAATTCGCGCTGTATCGGTAACAATTGAATATCCGCTTTGACGCGGAGATCAATGTCACTAATTGCATCCTTTAACGCAATAAGGAAGAATAAATCCTCCTTTTGAACCAAACCAGAGCCTAACATAATGTGTAGGCGATCAATTTGGTAAACGTGATCGGAAAACGCCTCAGACCAGATCCACTCTTCTAAAACTAAAGTGAAGAGCGGTGAGGTACTAAGTATCGTTGATAAAGTGTTTCGCATGACATAAACTCCTAAAGGATTGATGATTGAAC